CTTTCAGAAGAATCTCGGGACTTTTGCTTATCCAAATTCTCTGAATCATTTTGATAACCAAGTTCCGGAATATAGATACCGTGATTGGCTCTTACCAAAAAGGTGCCATCCTTCGCTTCGATCTTCTTTACTTGATGGACGTACTTTCTAGGATTGTCTTTATCAGCATCGTCCTTTCTTATGTTAAATCCACCTTCAATGATATAGCATTCTTTTTGATTGAATACTACAGTTGCACCAGCTAGTTCTCTATCGACAATCAATTCAACTGCATTAATTGGATTCTTTTCTAACAATGCGTCTCTGATTGTTTTGCCATCTGGCGACATATATCCATCAGGCCGATTGCCTCTTAATTTCCTTGGATTAATCTTATCACCTTCTTTTTCATCATCCTTTACAGATAACGCAGAAGATAAGATACATAAACCATATTCGTTTAGACCTTCAGTGTATCGTGTAAGTTCGTCGTCAATGTATAAACGCTGCGTTCCCTTGCGATTAGACTGTATGATATTGATTGTCGGTAAGTAGTTTCTGTCTCGGTTTTTAGCACCTACCCAGCCTATATCATCGAAGTATTTGATAGCAATGACACACATACGTTTATTAAATTTAATATGTATTTATATATATACCCGTTCGTATATCATTTAAGATTGACATCTGATCGGGTGTCTACTCTTTTGACATTCCCAATTGAATATTTTGGTTGTAAATCCCATTGTGCTTTGTCTCTATGTGAAATAATTTTAATCAGTCGAAGATCTGTTTGTGGTTGAGCGGCCGCCTCGTTTACGATGTTAAGAAGTCCCCAATCCGAGAGAAGTGTTGTGATCGTGTTTCGACGTTCGATGTCGTTCTCGGTGAGACTTGCGTTCTTTCCATCCAAAAGAAAAAGTTCCTTGAAATGTACGATGAAATATCTTCCCTGTTTATGAAGAATATGACAGCTCTGAAAAAGAGTGTTAGGTAACTTCTTGGAAGAAACTCCAATCCGAGTAAGAGTTTCCTTTATCTTCAGAAAATCATCAGGTTCGTTCAGAGTCACTTCCAACATATCTGTTGGTGTCCAATCATCTATAAAATTATTCATAGAGATATTTATAATATACTCACCTTTGAAAGCCTCCGGTATCCATTGATTTACGTAATTTGACTAGTTCTTCGTCAGAAAAAAGAGGATAAACCGATTCTGCCTTAGAACGTGAGTAATTATACTTACGTTGAATCAACTTTACATCATCTTCGGCACTTCTCTTCTTTGCCCACTTGGAGAATCGCTTTCTTGGATTGACTGCATTACGGAGAAAGTCATACTGCATACGATGCGGAAGATTCGACAAGCGATTCATCTCATTTGCAAAGAGAACTGTATCGGAGAAATAGGAGAAACCACGATTGATGATAAACGGAACATAGCTCTTATCCGGTGAAGAAGGATCGTTTGGATCAATAGACGAATCCGCCTTACAATCTTTAAGAAGATTCTTACCACGACGACCTTCGTTGATCGAATTGATGAAAGTAAATGGTGTTAGTTTGTCGGCCATACCTTTTCAAACCCATAGTGAACGAACATCATTACGATTGAGATGAAGATTCCAAAGACAGTGACATGCCAATCTCCAAACCAGATTCTTCCCATCAATGTACAAAGAAGTACCGAAAGAACTCTCCATGTGACAACTTTTATCGTTACTTCCATTGTGAAGAAGCCATGATTTCGGTAAGGCACGCAACCGTATTGATCTCTTGGTCTGCAACAAACGCGGCACGATACTGATACTCCCCAAGAGTCATAATGACACTTGGAATCGATTGTGGTTGTGCAAACTCGTAAAGAGTATCATAGATCTTTCGAAACACAACCGAAGAGTCTACATCGCTGTTGTTTGTGACCCAACTACGCATCTTTTTGAAGTCCTTTGTTTTGAGATAACTTACGAGTTCGGCGACATTTTGATCGGACATTCCAATTAGAACATCGGCTGTGATTTCACCAGAAGAACTGTAACGTTGACACTCATTAAGAACTCTTCGCCAATCCGGAGCGAAACGCATAATCAAATCGACAAGAATCTTATTATTGAACTTGACGTTTTCGGCATCAAGGATCAACTGCAATCTTTTCATAAAACCCGCTGATAGTTCGGCAAGTTGTTTCTTATTTGTGTTGAACTCCACAACCGTACACCGAGAATGAAGAGGTTCGATAATACGATTCTTAAAGTTACACGTAAGAATGAATCGACAATTGTTACTGAACTCTTCGATGAAACCACGAAGAGCGGGTTGCGTTGACTGAGCATTGAGATAATCCGCCTCGTCAAGAATCACAACCTTATAGTCATTACCCATCAATGATACCGAAGAAGCGAATTGTCGAATCTTCGAACGAAGAACATCAATACCAGATTCCTCGGAAGAGTTGATGAGAAGATACTCAAGATTCAACTCATTACAGAGAGCTCGAGCGACTGTGGTTTTACCAAGACCGGCAGTACCAGTCAGAAGCATATTATGCATTTTACCCGAGTCAACGATCTTTTGAAAGACTCGCTTGTGAGAATCCGGAAGGATGCATTCCTTGATTGTTTTTGGTCTGTATTTTTCAACCCAGAGAAATTCATTTTTCATAATATAGTTATAACACAATTAGTGTTGAATGTGAAGGAAATTATTTTGTTTTTCGCATTTCATTCAAAATCTCTTTGGCTGCGATAACACCACCAGTTTCGTCTCGTATTTTCTCGATGGTTTTTTCCAACTCATGTGCGTTTTCTTCAAGATAAAATTTTATCTTTTCCAGCGTCTTAATTGCTGCTTGTAAATTATCATCGACATTTTCGATGAATTTTAATGCTTTAGTTTCTGGTTTCATAATATAGATATAACACAATTAGTGTTGAATGTAAAGTAAATAAATTTATCCAATTAAATGTTTAAGTATTCCTCCAACCAATATGACACTTATGACACCATTCAAAAGAATGAGCGCCCTATCGTTCCATTTCAATCCAACGTAAAGCCATCCGAACAATCCAACGATACTAAACAACATATCATAGAGATGAAGAGATGGACCGGCGGCACGTAAAGATGTAGCAATCAAAATACATACACATGCTGCCCACTTTACGTACCATGTAGTATCCTTATAAGGAGTGACCTTTTTTATTATTTGTTCTTCCATAATTTAATTCAGTTAGAAATTGGCTGGAAAGGTAGGAGTCGAACCTACACTCGAAGGATTAACAGTCCTCTGCTTTACCATTAAGCTACTTTCCAGTGGAGCCACCTGTCAGACTCGAACTGACGACCCATTGATTACAAATCAATTGCTCTACCAACTGAGCTAAGGTGGCAAAGAGGGAGATTATTCTCCCTCAGTATTTTCGACGGCAGGTTCTTCAGCGGGCGTCTCAGCTGGTGCTGCTTCACCTTCTCCATCTTGCTTTGGAGCGTAAAAAGATAGGAATGCCTCGACCTTATCACGGACATTACCAACGGAACTTAGTTCCTTACCTTCGAACGCTCCTCGACGAGATGCCACATCGATAATTCGGATGATAGCCGAAAAATCATTTAGTGTAATCTCGGGTTTGTTTTCAGTTTGTTCACTCATAGTTTTATTTTTCTTTTTTGGTGGTCTATTTGGCATAAGTAGAGTTCTTCTCCAAAGCGATCCAATACTTAACGTTGTTATTTATTCCTTCCCATTGAGAGATCAATTTAGAAGAGATTGACAAACGATAGTCGTCGGGCAACATCTTCAGGTTCTCAATCAGAAATTGAAAATCGAACTTTTCGGATGACACCAATCCAAACAACTTGATCTTGTAGACATTTGCAGTTGGATTGGATGGATCAAACACCTTACATTCGATTGGTGAATTGTTTCCTTCACTTGTGACCGAAAGAACCGGAGCATTCAATACAGCGCTCGCCTTACGGATATTCGAGATTACTTCCGCAGTCAATGATACAGTTACATCGGTAGATGGAAGACCCACTTCTCTTTCGGGTGAAGTGAGAATGTTTGGATCGGAGAATCGATAGACGAGACTCGAATCCCCAGATGAGATAGTGACTGATTCAGTCGTAAATTCCAAACTTGGATTCTCAATCAAAGAGTAAGCTCCAAGGAATTCGTTGAGATCGTAAATCCCAAAGGATTGATCAAAAGACTCT